TTGCAACACCGTTGTAAGTCTTTGACCCTGCAGCGTATGGGTTGAATTCAAAGGTGCCTAGTAGGCTGCGTTCGCTTCCTGCCATTAGTTGGCTCCCTTAGAAATCTTTGCCTTAGCACCAATCATCGGAATGATGCTAAAGACCTGTACAGGTGATGTGGACGGTGTACCGTCACAGTCTAAGTATAACTCAAAGAAGATGCGACGGAAGCGCAGGGCGTTATCTAGCTTTGTTTCCATGCGCAAAGGCCTGGTTGTGGCTGGGAAGTCGTCAATAACAGACTCTACGGTTCCTGGGGTTTTTGGACGGTCCCAGTTAGAGAAGGCCACGTCGCCAACACCTTCGTAGGACAATTCGTCCCATTTGTAGTAGGAGTTGTCGTATGCACCGTCTTGAGATAGCTCATCCCAGTGCACAGCCACTTCACGTTCGGTAATCGCAACTGGTACGGCTACGGCACGAACTGGCAGGGCTGTTGCAAGGTCAACAGACCAGAAATATAGGCGCTTCCATTCCACAGGTGTTTGGAAGTCGTAAATCTTTGTCTGCAGTGAGCAGCGGAAACTTTCGCTACCGTTTGAAGTAGTTGACTTGTCCTCGATGCGATATAGACAAAAATCTGAAAGTCCTGGTGCCTGCTGGAGACTGTCTCCAGAGATACCAAAGTAAAGCTCTTCTGCGTTTTCTTCTGAGCGCCGCGGTATGGTTACGAAATACGCGACTCTGTGAATGCTTTCCCATTCGCTCCATGTCTCTGTGTCTAGGTTGTAGGAATACATAGACCCGTTGTGCCATACGAGGCATCGGCGTCCCACAATGCTTACAGCGTGCTGAAAACGGCGAGTGAAGTTGTCGTAGGTTTCAAACTTTACGCGTTGTGCATTAAGAGGATAATACAACCAGTTCTGGTATTTGTAAAGGGTGCCACCGTATAGAACGAAGTGGGCGTTTTCAAACTTTACAACTGACTTGCGGGATTCTGCACCGATGTCCTGTTGCATAACCTGCATGGTGCCTTCTTCAGGCACGTCGCCGTAGCTGTAGCGGTAGGTCGAGCGGTTGCGGAAGATTACGATGTCGTTGTAGCCTTGGGCCATGGCGGTAATCCATTGACCGTCTCCGCCACCAATTTCGACATACATGTAGTTTAGGTCAGCGTTTAGCCAGTTCCAAACAGAGGTTGATTCACCTGAGGGGCCAGCTGTTGAGATGTTGGTCCAGTAGATGATGTTTGCTGTTGATGTGCCTTCTACACCGTAGCCAAAGAAGCGGGTTTGAAAAAGCTCAATACCACCAAGGGCTGGCATTGTTGGAGTGTTGGTAAATGTACCATTCTCCCAATAACCGCCCTGACCCGCTGTGGCTGAGGAAAGAACAATCTTGTTCAGGTACTGGGTGCAGTCGGTTGCTTTGAACGCTGCAATCTCAGTCCAGGTTTTAGCTGTGACGTTGTAGACCCAAGTTTTCGCGTTTGTTACGGCTACAAGGAAGCGTACACCGTCTGCACGGATGTAGGTGCCTAGGACATCAACTGGTTGGCCTGCTACAGGTGTTGTGACAAGTGCGTTTTCTGCTGCACGCTCAGGGTAGATTGCTGGACGTGAAGTTAGCGCACCGTTTGTGGTGAACTCAAAGTTGATAATGTCTGCAAGTTCAGAGTCGTCAATTGATGACTGGTCCCAGTAGTTGTTTAGACCACCAGTGAACTGTTGTAGAGCTGCACTGCGTTGGCGGATTATCTGAGACATTAGACTCCGTAATCTAGTGGGTCAGCAAGTACGCTTCCGTATAGTGCGTCTTGCGAAACTGAGTCCTTTGTAAATAGGCGGTCTAGTCCATCACGGAACTGGCGGTGCTTGAAGTTAGCAGCGTCGTAGTTTTCGTCCATCTCAAGTGCCTGGGCGTTTACATAGTTGACAAGTTCGTTGAAGTAACGGTCTGGGATACCAATGGCTGAGCTTAGGCTAGTCAGCATGGTTGGTGACTTGATGTATTCAAGCTTTAGACCGTTTGGGATGTCTTTGTTTGGCTTTGGGTAGAAGGTGATGATGCCTGCACGCTCGTACCAAATCTGTGGACGCTCAGCAGTTAGAAGTGCCGTAGGGTCAGCTTTTTGGATGAACTCGCGAGCAGCCTGTGGGGTTACGTTGTCGATTGGGTAGCCGTCGATGTAGATTGCTTCAATAATCTGTACTTTGTCAGATGGGAAGCTGTAGTCTGCTTGGTCTTTGATGACGTTGGTTGTTTTGGTTGCGCGAAGAATTGGGTTTGAGTTTACAATCTCACGCTGACCATCATTAATCCATGACAGCAATGAAACGTCGCTAAGTTGGGCACCTGAGGTGTCACCGAACTGTGCACGAACACGCAGGGCAACGTCGTTACCTACGTAGGAGAATTCTTCAGCTGGCATGGCTACTTCCTAAGGGTCTTACCGTCATGCTTCCAAACATTCTTGTTTGACTTCATGGCAGACTTCAAAATGTCTTTCTTTTCGGCACGCCACTCTTCTTCACGCTTCGCCTCTAACGCTGCGTGTGCCATCTCTAACAATTGTAGCTTATTGACCTTTGAATGAGGGTCATGCATGTTGTTTTCAATCAATCGAGCCACTAAACGGTGGTCAATTTCAGCCTCGTGAAGGTTGGTGATTAGGTAGGCTGGCTGGAGTGCTGGCTCGTCAATTAGAGCAAAAGGCATCTCTGGGTTGAATTGGGGGTGGCCTGGTTCCATACGAATCAGGCGAACTGTTGGGAATATGTCCTTGATTACGGCAGCTACACGTCTCTGCTGGTCATTGTACAATCCGTCTATTTGTGCAAAATTAATGAAGTTCATAGGTACATCTTACAGGCAATAAAAAACCCCCGCTACTGGGCGAGACGGACCACAGTAGCGGGGGAGTTTTTATAACGGCTTACAGCTCAGCGATGTTTGATAGCTTAGCGTGTGCGTTACGACGGTAGGTACCGATTTCTGAGTACTGGTAGATACGAGCTTCGTATGCATCAGTGTCAGCAACGCGTGACCACATTGAACCATCGCGGTCCATCCATGCCCAGTCGCGCTTACGGTTGATAACCAATTCGCTTGAAGACAATGCGTAAAGGGTTCCCTTTGGCGCAGCGTAGTCAGATACGAACTTGATTGGCTTACCTAGTGCTTCGAAGGTGAACGAACGCTGTCCACCAGTTAGACCAGCACCGTTGGTGAACTGACGGAAACCCTGTAGTAGGTTCCAGTAAGCGTTGTATACACCTGGTGAGGCTAGGAATACGTCAACTTCTCCACCCTGCTTGTCAACCTTCTGAACTAGGTTGATTAGAGCAAGCTCAGTTAGTGAACCAGGGGTTCCCTCTGAACCTAGGGTCTCAACGGTTGAGTTCCATACAGGAACGGTTGCACCGTCGATACCGTGCAGTGAAGTACCTGATGCAACGATTGCACCAAGACCAGTTAGTTCCTTGTTGAATGAGTTAACGCCGTTTGATGCGCGAACAATGATGTCACCTGCAGTAACAGCAACAGCGGTGTCGAAGATTACAACACCTGTTGACTCGTTTACAGAAACAACAGTGATACCTGCGTATAGAACGGTTGGTGTGCCGTCAACTAGGTCTGTACCTGCAAGTAGGTCAACTACCATGTCAGGCTCAATCCAGTGAGCGTCAACGAAGTCAACTGAAGTGTCTGCAGTTGAGTCGGTTGTCTTTACAACACCCAAAGTACCAGTTCCGTTACCGTAAATCTGACGGTTTAGGTCCTTTGCAAGGTCCTTCTTTAGGCCCTTGATTTCGTTGTCTACAACGTTGATGAATGAGTTGTAGTTGTCTGCAGCCTGCTCGAATAGCTGACCGTCTACCTCGATAGCACCGTATAGGTTCTTTAGGTATAGGTGAGCCTGCTTGTACTTCTGAGCGCCTGCTACTGGTAGCTTCTCACGAACGCCACGAGCACCGATACCCTGGTTACGACCGATGTGTGTGTCGAAGATAGCCTCTTTACCGTTCTGGGTAAGGTGCTGTGATGATGCTTCGATGAACTCCAATGCTGGGTTCTTGTCGCGTAGCTGCTCGTGAAGGTCGCCGTAGACGAGCTTCAGTGCATCAGACGCAAAGGTTAGGATTCCCTGACCTGCCATGATTTCACTCTCCTAAGAGTAATAGTTTTGATTAAACGAAGTTTATGTTTATCGCT